ACCTTGTGTTCCACCAGCAGCAACAGTTACGTTAGTTCCTGATTCTGCTAATTCCATAGCACCTAACTGTGTTCGACGAGCAAAGCCGTCAGCAGGAGCAGGAGAATAGTTAGTGTTACCTGGAGTTGCTTTGAATGATTGGAAAGCAACGCATACACGCTGATCTACCTTTTCACCATAAGACTCACCAAGTTCAGCACCAAGAGTAGCAGCCAATTCAAAAGAAGTAGTCCATGAATAAAAAACATCAAATGCTGTTGCTGCAACTGCTGGAGTTGCTGTGATTGAACCTTGACCAAGTGAAGGGTTCTGTTCGTTTGCGTTACCGAAACCAGTTGAACCACCACTACCAGCAGGGTTGTAATCCTGATAAGTGATTGGTGCAAAGTTCGGTACTAAGTATTGGTTACCCTGGTTAGGGGCTACCACGTTTGTAAATTCTACAAGTCCTGTAGATTCGTGCATAGCACGTAGTGCAAAGTTTGCGATTGCGGTTGTGAAGCCATCTGCTTCGTTGTTTGCTCCGCCTAATACATAAGCCATTTGAAATCTCCTTTAGATATTGATCGTTGGCATTCTTATAAGATTGATCTAGAATTCATACTAGAACTAGCACTAACTTTAGTTGCTTTCAATCCAAGACCTTTACCAAGACCATTCTTTTGTGCCCATGCGTTAAACGCTGCTGGGTCTTTAGAATAATCAGGTATGCCATCTTGATAAGCACCTGCAAATTGTTGCTGTCCTGGTCTTAAGCCAGATCCACTAGATTGACTATTACCTTTTAGTAACTTAGGGTTACCTTGAGCAACTTCATCAATCAAACCTTTTAATGAGAGTGGATTACCATCCATTGCGTAACGCTCTTGACCTTTGTTATTCACGATAGCATAACTGCCATCACGATTAAACTTAATGTTTGCTTTAATTTTTTGTAAAGCATAATCAGTTAAGTCTGGGTCAAAGCGATCACCAATTGAACGCATGATTTCAGTGTCTAGTTCTTTCTGCGCTAAGGCTCGCTCTTTTTGAGCAAGGTCTTTAGTCAAGCGTTGGAACTGTTCTCTTAAATCAGTTTCGTCATTACCACGCTCCATGCGTGTTTCTGTATCTTCATGACGATCCACTTGCTGTGACGGAGCAACCGATTTCTGATTAGCAGTTCTAGCCATGTATGCAATCGCTGCTTCTACGCTTTGGAACTCTTGACCGCTTGCTTGTGACAATGCGTTAAGAATGCCTGAGGTAGTGCTTTTACGAATAGCACCAGGATTTACTTTGCCATCAGTTGCACCATTTGAATCTTGCTGTGCTTCAAGGGCTTGATCGTTGCCAACGGTTTCATTTTCTATCATTTATTTCCTTGACTGTTCGTAGTCATCGTAGTTGTGTTAATGTATTTATCATCGGCCCGTATTGGTGCCAACCAATTGTGCGACAATTGCTTGATCAGTGTAATAACTCTGACCTGTCATTGTTACTGGGGTACCAACGCCTGAGTTGTAATCACCATAGTCATCACCGTACTCAGAATCGTCACCATCTGGACCTTCTCCAGCAATGTCGTCACCCACTATTTCTTGATCTTCACCAAATTGTTCTGGTGTTGGTATTTGATTACCAAGATCACGAGACAAGATTTGTTCATTATTTTTAGTCATCAATGCTTTTACTTGTGGATCTTCAATTGTATCTATATACAGTTGTTCGTATTGTGAAATATTTTCGCTTGGCGCCAACATACCTATTACTTCTTTGATAATCAAACTATCTATGATTGAATTAGTTGGTACTAATTCTTTTGCTTTTGCCATTACAGCAATGCGATAATTTGTGTCATGTGCTTCGTAGTCTGTGTTGTAGTGTACTTCACCAGCCCAGCGCATATTCATAAAACGGGCGGCAAATGTAAAAATCATTTCTTCAGTAATTTCCATCAAGCGTGCCTTGCTCTTTGCGAGTCTATGTAATTGTTTCCGTTCTTCAATGATGGCAACGCCTGAGGCAATTTGATTTTTAGTATTTCGTAATCCGCCCAAACCGGTTAATGCTTCTATTTGTTCTAAAATGTTTTGTTGTTTTGCAATTATCTTGTCTACATCTTGTAAAGATACTTCAATGGCTTCAACTTGCCCTGACGATGCTCTTACGATTGCGCCAGCATGTACAGGTATCTTTACGCCTTGATCGGCTCTGATAATTGTTTTAGCAAATTGAATTGAAGTATAAGCCTCACATTCTAGTTTGTAGTGTTCGCGTTGTGCGTCTGATGCTGAATCAATGTCGCTTACACCAACATCTAATGTGCGAGGATCTCTACGACCATATGCGATAAAGATAGGTAGTGCCATCCCTGGCGGATAAGTACCTTTACCTATCTCTTCAACATCGTTTTTAGCAATGTCTTTCCCTATCTTATAAGACTTCCAATAACTTGGATAGTCTTCTGTGCCAAGATGGTAACACTTTATATACCAGTGGTCTCTGTCTTCTGCTTCTTTTATCTTTACATACTTTACCATTGCTTTGCCACCAAAGTATTCCCACTTCCAATCCCATACATCAAGAGGATTGATACTGACTACATATGGTCTGCCTAAGTTACCTTCACCTTCTTGGGGCATATCCACAGCCACCCAACAATGTCCATAGATGCTTGTTAAGTCACCTACGTTTTCCATGAATGCGTCTAACGAACGATTTGATAGATCGGCATCTAACAAAAATAGTTCTGCCCATTCAGTGTTATCAGGGTTTATGTAAGCACCCTGTGGTGTTGCGAATGTTACATCTCGTTTTACGCCTGGCTCAAATAAAACATCGTTGATAGTTTCAACAATGTAACGACACACAGGCTGTGCTACTGTGTTAGCAATTAAGTCTTGCCAAAGGTTAGAATCTTCTGAGGGACGCTTTTTACGCACATATTGTTTGAATTGATACCCGCCCAAATATGACAACTGTAAAGCAATCATCTGTTCATATGTGGCATTGTATATGGGATTTTTATGTAATAATTCAGTTGCTTTCATATATGTCCATTGGCTATTGCCGTGTTATTGTGTATTTATACTTTCTAGTAAAAAACTAGTTTTAACTACATACATCTCTTATGTTTTCTACTAAACCATAATCTGTGTGTTGTTTTACCGCATACTTCACATGTTTTGTCAACTGATTCACCATTTGCTTTAGCAGACAACAACCAATTGGTTTGTGTTTTTTCTTTGTAAACAAATCTTGTTTTAGGATCACCTACATATAAATGAAGAGGGTTAACACACAATCTATTACCACAAGTATGTTGTACTTCTAATGTACTGTTATGTGGTTGATAATGTTCCTTAACAACTCTGTGTACTGTTTTCATACCTTCTTCTTCATTAACTCTAATCAAACCATAACCTGCATTGTTAGTGCCACCTTGCCAAGTCCAACATTGTTGATCATCGTTGTTACCTTCTGGTGTTGAAGGTATATAAGTTTTATTGAACAGTCTTTCAATAACTGGTTTCTTTTTAGCCATAATTTGCTCTCCTGTATTACTATTTATCATTAACATAATAAATCAATAAGTAACATAATCAGGAACTTCTTCTATGCCAGAAACAATTTCTTCCATTGTTGGTCCACCAGGATAAAGAGGTGATTCAGGCATATATTTGTTTTTAGGATCTGCTGATCTAGCATATCTAGGATCCATACCAATGTAATCAGCAAAGTGTTGTTCGTGTTGTATTGGGAATAAGTGATGTATACCATAACGAATACAATCGCCCAAGCCGTCAACATGCGCGTACTTTGCTTCCATATACTTTACTAATTTCTTTCTAGTACCATCTTCAAAGTGGTATGTAGTCATGGCTTCTAACAGTAACTGATCGTCTGGATCAATGACTAAACCATTTCTAGCAATGAATGCGTTAGAAGTATTGTCTGTGTCACTGATCAATGGGTTTGATTTACGTGAGTTAACAATTTGAAAGCCATACTTTTCTAACAATATTTTATCAGTAATACCAAACGCTGATGTAGTGTCACGGTTTACTTGCGAGCCTGACATATCTATAACAGAATAAATTCTACGCTTGGGAAAGTCTTCTCTAATTGCTTGTGCGATACCTTCTGTAGAGCAATCATAAATCGCATAAGTTTTTAATATTTCTATTGTGCCATCAAGTTGTCCAGGCTTAGTTACTTGAGCAACTACAGCACACATTTTTCGTTTGTTAAAGTCGTGGAAAGTGTATAAGTCACCTTGACGATCTACAACTTTGCGAGTGTGTTTATGTTTATTAAAAGTATAAAACATTTGATCTGCTACACTTTCCCAGTTTACCATGTAGTCTTGTGCGAATTTTAATGGTGAAAGAATACGCTTTTGTTCTTCAATAAACTCTTTATTACCGCTACGCATTTCTAAGTAATTTAAATGTCTAACAACATACTTGTCAGGCATTTGTAATGCTAGTTTAAACAAGTCAAACAATGGACCGGTGCCGTTGGGTGTAGAGATAACAATCAATCTACCTTGCGTGTTAGCCTGACCAACTTTAGGTCTTAATCTGTTTGTAATTTCTTGTAAGGTATCTTGTGTGTAAAGTGCGGCTTCGTCAGCGACCCATATGCCTACATTTAATCCGCGTAAGTTTTCGCGTTGTTCTGCTGACTTACATCTAATAAAAACACCATTAGGAAACTTGATCGTAAGTTCTGAATTGTTAATGTCTGTGCCATCTTTTAATCCAAAGTATTTTATACAAGAATACTTTAATGGTTCCCATATCAATGACTTAATCATGGAACCAGTTGGCGCAGAGTATATGATATCTTTACCTTTGTGGTATCGTTCATCAGTAGCAAATATAGGCAGCGCGATTGCTGCTAAAAATGTTTTGCCAGAGCCAGCATGTAATATATCAATACAGTGTTTATCCGTGGTAAGCCAGTCTTGTAAGACAGTTGATTGCTCACCATATAGTGGAATGTCAATTAAATTCATTTTAGTTTAATTGATGTAGGCACTGTTGTCCAATCTGGTAATTCTTTTTGTTGAAAGTTAAAGTTTGCTTTTAACGATTCACCTAGTGTGGTGTGATCAATTTCATGTTTGTCAGCAACTACTTTACTAAGAATCATTTGTTCGTATCTTTGTCTAGACATCATATCATTATCTAAAATAGTTTGATGATATCCTTCTGCTAACAATTGTTCAAAGGGTTTGCCACATTCTTTTTGAACTGCTTGTAAAATACCAACAGCACTGATCTTGTTAGTAGTGCCAGGCTTTCTACCAGAGTTTGCCCTTACACCACCGCGTGTTGGCGCTTTGTTTTTATAGCGTGGTTCAGGCTTCTTGGGTTTTTCCTGAATGTTTTCCCGAGAGGGTTCTATGTCAAATACTTGCTCTAGATTCTCGTTAATATTTTTTTGATCCATGATGATTGTCCTTTAGAATGCTAAGGCTAACATTAGATATACAAAGATTCCGTATGCTATCCCTGAGATCATTTCTGGGAGGAACATGATCAGTAGTTTTGGTAATTGCAATAATCTGTCCATTACTCTTCCTCAACATCATCTTTAAATTTCTTAATAGTTTTTTTAGTTGTTAAAGTTTGTTGCTCTAGTTCTTCTTGCAACTTTTCCATTTCTTCTTGTTCAATTTGCTGCATTAATGCTTTGTACTGAGCAAGAGTAAGTTCGTTGTAACAACCATTACACATTTTATCTTTGCTGCTCATTTGGGCTTTCCT